GCTTCATCGGGCCTCTCTGGGTTGGCGACTCCTGGGTGACAGGCTCTATCTCTAAAAGGCTCTACCGATGACAAACGTTATTCCGCTCGACTACGAAGGACAGTTCATCCGCTTCAACACGGATGGCTGGATCAATGCCACCGACATTGCCAAGCGCTTTCATAAGCGCCCTGTGGACTGGCTTAAGCAAGACGAAACGCAGGCGTATCTTCGAGAGTTTGCCGCGGCACTTAATTGTGATCCTGAGTCACTTTTAAAAACCCGCCGTGGTCGTTATGACAGTGGCACATGGCTGCACCCGAAACTCGGAGTCCGGTTCGCCCAATGGCTGGATGTCCGGTTTGCAGTATGGTGCGACCTCAGAATCGACGCATTCATGCGGGGCGAGCTGAGCGCCATGCAAGAGTTCGAAAAGGCCTGCCGTGCACTGGATGACCAGAATGCCAAGGGGAGCCTTGCCGGTCGCGAGCTGGCCAGCCATCGATGGATCAAGCCGGCACTGGAGTCTCGCGCTGACTACTGGCGACAAGAGCTTCAGATGGCGTTACCCATCGACTCATGATCACTTTCCTTCCCCCGGTCGCGGCTCGTGGAGCGAAGATCAAATGAAAAATTACTCACATCGCGGTAATGCCTGACAGGCCGTGACCGGCCTGCAGCCCAGCAACCACGCGGCCTGCAGAAAAATTGCGGGTCCTTCTGGCTAGGGGTGAAGCAACCACGGGGGCGCAAGATCGCGGATTTCGGCATTTTTTCGGGGTTCTAGCGTCGTCAGCAGCACCGTACTCAAACCCGCATGGTTACTGGCTTTCGAGGTGCCGAAGGTGCCGATTCACCGGCAGTGATGTGATCAGCAGAGGATGGCCAGCGCATGGCAGATATCAGCGCACTACAAGAGGCCTACCACTGGAACATCACGCGCATCGCGGACGCCTTCAATCTTCACCGCGACACCGTGCGCAAGCGGCTGCGAGCCGCCGGCGTAGTGCCCGCCGGCCAGCGTGGAGGCACCAGCGTCTATGCCCTGGCCGATGTCGGCCCCGCGCTTTACTCCGACATGATTGGTGGCACGGGGATAGATCCTGACGACCTGCCTCCCCAGGAACGGAAAGCCTGGTATCAGTCTGAGACAGAGCGCGTGAAGCTCGAGCAGCAGCTGCGCCTACTGGTGCCGGTAGAGGATGCGCACCGCGAGATGAGCCGACTGGCCAAAGCGGTTGCATCAGGCCTGGACTCACTGGCTGACATGTTGGAGCGAGATGCCGGGCTGACCCCCGAGACCATACAGCTGGTCGAGCACACTACCGATGCGCTGCGCGAGCAGATGTATCAGGCCGTGATCGCTGACGACGGAGAGGTCGACGATGACTAGCACCGCCAGTGCCGCTTCTATCCGGCGTGATGTGGCCGAGCTGATTCGCCCACCGCGCCGCATCCAGCCCAGTGAGGCAGCGGCCGATGCGATGAAGGTGGTCAGCGGTGATGGCACCGTGCGCGACTGGAGCGCCGACACCACCCCGTATATGCGCGAGCCGCTGGATTGCATGGGCTCACGACTATACGACGCCGTGATATTTGTCGGCCCTGCGCGTACCGGCAAGACCAATGCCTTGGTGGATGGCTATGTCGCCTACAAGATCGAGTGCGACCCCGGCGACGGCTTGATCGTTCAGATCAGTGAGGAGAAGGCGCGAGAGTTCAGCAAGAAGCGCATCGACCGCATGCTGGTCAACTCGCCTCGGCTCGTCGGCCGCATGAGCCCGCGCGGGCACGATAACAACGTGCATGACAAGACGTTCCGCGCCGGCAACTACTTGGGCATCAAATGGCCATCAAAGAACGTTCTCGCCTCGAGTGATTACCAGTTTGTACTGATTACGGATTACGACCGCCTTCCCGATGACGTGGATGGCGAGGGCAGTGCGTTCCTGCTCGCCAGCAAGCGCACCCAGACATTCGGATCCACCGGCATGACGCTGGCCGAGTCTTCGCCAGGGCGCGAGATCACTGACCCCGACTGGCGCAGGCCAGATGACTCGCCGCACATGGCCCCACCAACCACCGGCATTCTGGATCTCTACAACGCCGGGGACCGCCGGATCTGGTACTGGCAGTGCCCCGAAACGAACTGCCGGCAATGGTTCGCGCCAGTGATGGACAACTTCAGCCGCCAAGCGGGCTGCGTGTTCTGTCCACACTGTGGCAGCGAAATTGACCCATCGGCCAAGCGCTCGCTCAATCTGGCGGGCCGATGGCTGCCGGAGGGCGCCCAGCTCAACGATGCCGGCGAGATGATCGGCACCCCGCGCCGCTCGCGCATCGCCTCATTCTGGATGGAAGGGCCATCTGCCGCCTTTCAGTCATGGGCATCGCTGACAGAGAAGCTCCGCCGTGCCGAAGAGACATACCAGCAGACGGACAGCCAAGAGACGTTGAAGGCGGTCATCAATACTGACTGGGGGCGTCCGTATCTGCGCCGCCGCGCTGCCACGCAACGCTCGAGCGAGCGGCTGGCGGATCGCTCTGAGGATTATGAGCGCCGCAGCGTGCCAAAGGGCGTCAGGTTCCTGACGGCATCGGTAGATGTTCAGGGCGGCAAGGACAGGCGATTCGTTGTCCAGATTCAAGGCTGGGGTGCTCACCGCGAGTGCTGGGTGATCGACCGGTTCAACATCAAGGAAGACCGCGGGCCTGATAACGATCAATCCCCGCGGTCCATATCGCCTGCCACTCAGCCAGAAGACTGGGACCTGCTGACGCGTGACGTGATGATGCGCAGCTATAAGCTCGACGACGGCAGTGGCCGCCGCATGCCGGTCGCCGCGATTGCAGTGGATACCGGCGGTGAAGGTGAGGGCGAGGAGAGCGTGACCAGCCAGGCATATGACTGGTATCGCCGCCTGCGCACTGACGGCCTCCAGTCACGCGCCTTCCTGGTCAAGGGCTCGAGCACGCGGGGCAGCTCGCGGGTGCGCAAGACATGGCCGGACAACACCGGCCGCAAGTCTCGCCAGTCCACGGCGCGCGGCGATGTCCCGCTCTATCTGCTGGGCACCGATCTACTGAAGGATTCGGTCGCCGCCATGATGGACCGAGACAACGCTGGTGCGGGCTATCTCCATACGCCCAGTTGGCTGGGTCGCTGGTGGTATGACGAATTGACCTATGAGATCCGCGATCCCGCGAACGGCAAATGGCGCAAGCCTGGCAAGCGTCCCAACGAGGCGTTTGACCTGTGCGTCTACAACCTGGCGCTCTTCATTCTCTTGAAGGGCGAACGCATCGACTGGAGCTCTCCGCCGCCCTGGGCAGCTGAATGGGATGAAAACCTGCTGATCTCTTCTGCAGAAGAACCCGCTTCTCCGATACCTGCAGCGCCTGTTCCGAAAGGGCGCCCGCGCCGAAAGCGCGTCATCAAGCCCAACCTCTAGGAGCCACCATGGCCTATACCGCTGAACAGCTTGCCCAGGTTCGGCAGGCCATCATTGACCTCGGCACCGGTGCCCGCGTCGTCAGCGTCACGCACAACGGGCGCACGGTGCAGTATGCCGCCTCCCGTATCGAGGACCTGCGATCGCTGGAGCGATCAATCGTGGAAGGCTTGGCCTCGACCAGCCGCCGCCGTCGCTCACGCACCCGTTACACCACAACATCAAAGGGGCTGTGATATGGGCGTGATCAGCACCCTATCGAGGGGCATGCGCCGCGCCGCATCGCGGCTGGGAATCAAGGCCAGTGCCTATGAAGGTGCAGGCCAAGGCCGCCGTATGGCAGGCCGCGGGTCCGTGGCAACAGGGCCGAATGCCCCGATCGCCAACTCGCTCCCCCTCCTGCAGGCACGCAGTCACAGCGCAATTCGCAATAACGCCTATGCCTCGAGCGCGAAAGAGAAGTACGTCTCCAACCTGGTAGGCACCGGGATCAAGCCGCAATGGGGAGACCCTGAGATTCAGGCACTGTGGGACCGCTGGCTGCGAGAGTGTGATGCCGACGGCATCGATGACTTCTACGGCTTGCAGGCGCTTGCGGCGGGCGCTCAGTTTGAATCGGGAGAGGCGCTGGCCAGATTTCGCTATCGACGAGTCAGTGACGGGCTCAGCGTCCCCCTGCAGATCCAGATGATTGAGTCAGAGCATCTTGATCCCGCCTTCTCGCGCACCTTCGGTGGGCGCCTGATCAAGATGGGGATCGAGTTTGATGCCATTGGCAGCCGGACGGCGTTCCACCTATGGCGCCATCACCCACACGAGCACCTCACTGCAGAGCTGAACACACGAGCTCGCGTGCCGGCAGATGCCGTGATTCACATGTATCGCCGTACTCGCCCGGGGCAGTTGCGAGGCATTCCAGAGCTGACCCCTGTCATCGTCCGGCTGTACGAAATTGATGCCATGCAGGACGCCACGCTGGCCCGCCAGAAGCTGTCCCAGCTGTTCGGAGCATTCGTCAGGCGCAAGACAGATCACGATCCAGAAGACGATGGCCCAATTTTCGGCACCCAGGTGAGCAGCGCGGATGACCCTGAGGGGCTGTCTGAGTTCACGCCCGGCGGCATCCACTACCTGGAGGATGACGAGGAGGTGACCTTCTCGGCGCCGCCAGACATTCAGGGCCAGTACACCGAGTGGCTGCGTACCGAGCTACTCGCTGTGGCAGCAGGCTCGGGCATCACCTATGAGCAGCTGACCGGTGATCTGAAGGGAGTCAACTACTCGTCAATCCGCGCGGGGCTGCTGGAGTTCCGGCGCCGCGTCGAAGCGCTGCAAGCGCAGCTGCTGACCCACCAGTGGTGTCGCCGTATCGCTGCCAAGTGGCTGGACGTCGCCGTGACATCAGGCGCCCTGCGCATAGACGGCTACTGGCAGAAGCGCTCGCAACTGCTGGCGATTGACTGGATCGCGCCCAAGTGGGCGTGGGTTGATCCACTCAAGGAAGTGTCTGCCGACCTGATGGAAGTGCGGGCCGGATTCAAGCCTCGCAGCGAAGCGGCAGGCGAGCGTGGCTGGTCGCTTGATCAGCTCGATACCGAGATTGCCAAGGGCAATGCCAGTGCTGATGCGCAGGGGCTGATGCTCGACTCGGACCCGCGGCGCGTTGCCAAGAACGGCAGCGCGCAGGCGAATGACATTGACCCCGCTGCTGATCCCGATGCCGACCCCGACCAATGAGGAATCACCATGAAATGGTTTGAAGTACAGGCGGCCGCTGATGGCCGTCACGCTGACGTATGGATCAATGATCAGATCGGCTTTGACTGGTGGAGCGGTGACGGCACTACGGCCAGCGCGTTTATCAACGCCATCGCGTCGCTGGGTGATGTCGAGACACTGACCGTGCATATCAACTCGCCAGGCGGCGACGTGGCCGATGGCATCGCTATCGCCAACTATCTGCGCGGCCACAAGGCCCTGGTAACTACCCGCGTGGAAGGCATCGCCGCCTCTATCGCCGCCACCATCGCCATGGGCGGCGACCGCCGCGAGATGGCCACCGGCTCGCTGCTGATGATCCACGACCCGTGGACCGTCGCCATGGGCAACGCCAATGAGATGCGCAAGCTGGCCAACGATCTCGACACCATCCGTAACGGCATCCTCGATCTGTTCGTTGC